TAAGGACTGCCATAGTTTATTTTAAATCCGTTGTTGTTTGTTCTCTACTATTTATTACGATGATGGTTTATCCGGCCAATCTATATCTGCATATTTCTTTACACTATCCTGTGACTGTGGAATCTCTCGCAATGCTTTTCTGTAATTCTTCCAAGCAGTACTTACAGTTCCAGTATCACTCAACATCATCCAATCGGTTTCTGCAATGAGTCTGTTTCTTTCTGCTCTTATCATTTTCCATTCATCTGCTAACAATCTTGCATCTTTAGCAGAATCATCTCCAACAAAATGACTTTGAACATACTGTTTTGGATCATGACTCTTTCCGTCTATGTCCAGTATTTCTTCTGCATCTCTTTTACTAGCATAGTATTTGATGTTGTATGTTGTTCCTACTGAGTCGCTAGAAACATAATCACCTAACTGTTCAAGTCTTACAGAAACATCTTCATCAGTACATTCAATTATCGTATATCCAGTTTCACCAGAATAGTCTACTACAGGAGGATCACCAGAAGTAACAGAATCTAACCAAGTAAAATATTCATCTTTGGTTAATCCCTTAGTCTTTCTCCTACAATTCCATTCAACTTCATCAATAAATTGAATTACATTACTTTTGTGTGATAAAAACATATACTTCCTAATCTCCTATTTTCATTATTTCAATCCGTGTATAACCAATCTCTGTTCCATGAAATGTTGGGCCGGATGGCGCATAAGACATAATAAAGTCTCCCCTTTTGAGCCGCCTGCAAACATCCCACAAATTGTGAGATTCATCTTGTCCGCTTGCATTTACTCTTAGATAGTTCATACCACTGTTACTAGTAGAATTAATCATTATCCACATTCCTCCAGCTGAAGCTGCATTATTGTATGTTGCAATATAAATACTGTAGTATCCATCTTCTAAAATTATAAATCTATCATAAGCAGTAGCTATATTTTTTTGAACAGCAACCCATCCTCTACCCCCTGTGGTATCTCCTATGTGATAATCCCAAAGAATATTACCATTTGGATGTCCATTATCCATTGTTGCTTTAGTATATGTTGATGGCCCAAGATAACTCGTATTCCTTGTCACCTCATCCCATGTCTTACCATCAGCAGTTACCACCAAATTATTCTGCTCCATGTTTCTGTCACCTCCTATTAGAACATGGCGGTGGTTAGTTTCAAAGCTCTGGTAGTGGGAACTAGTATGTGTTGGTGTTGCTATTTCATAATGTCTTAAATCTATAGAAGATGTTCCAGTACCATCATGCCCATATTTATTGACACCTAAAGTTGGTACATCACTACTATTTGTGGGGTAAAGTATAGACATATCACCCTGACCATTTTTTGTGGTAGTAACTGTAGAATTGTTTATTTCAAAAGGTCTGAATCTAGCTTCTAAATTAAAAGCAGATTGAGTTATATTTGTTGCAAATGCAGTAATGGAAGCATCCGAATCTCCACTAGCATAAAGTAAGGGATAAATATTACCTACTTGATAACCACTTGAATTATAAGACCAAGTACCATCTTTATAAAATACATCTTGAGATACTGACTGAAATCTCACCCCTTTACTTCTTTGACCACCAGCACCACCAACTGTGTTCCGAACAAAATCTGCCATCAGCATATAATCTGAAATTATACAAGCGTCATCTGGAATAGGTGGCATTTTAGGTTGGTGGAAAGAAATGTCATCCTTCCAAGCCCAATTATAAACATAATTATTTCCACTTGTATCATAATTATCTTTTACTATCTTTCCGTCTACAAGAAGTTCAGCAGAAGATTGATGATTTCCAGCATACATACGAATAATATGAGTTCCATATGGAAGATTTTCTGCAGCGGTTAAAATTCCATTTGCTCCAGTATTCCAACTAACTCCTGTACCAATAAAAGTAATGAGACATTGATCATCATCATTATCAATCCATAATCCATGATTAGCACTAAATGCAATATTTTCACCACTAACAGCAGTAAGTCCATCATCCATTACATAACTTAACATATCCTTATCATCCAACATACTAATATCTTGTTTGGTTCCGCCTGCCGTACTTCCCTCATTAGCCGCTCCATTTCCAAATTCTCTTATATGGAAAGTCTTGGCAACCTCAGATAGTGGTGAAGCATTTGCTATTGTTGTTGTATCAAAATTAATTGGTTCACCATTAGTTCCAGATTGTACTTCTGAATCTGATACCGCATCATATGCAGCTCCTTTATGATTCTGAGCATTTGGGGGAATCATAGTAACTGAAGTTTTTATCGTTCCATCAGACGCTATCCATTTTACAACTCTACCACCATTCCAAGGCCTGTAATAATTTGATGTTCCACCTTTCCAGTTATTCATTCCTAATGAAGTTGCAGTATCAATATAATCCCCTAGTTGTGCTAGAGTCTTTGCACCTGACATTCCGTTGAAAGGATCATAATGAGTTGCAGTTGCACTTACTGAATATTTTTTACCATAAGTAACTACATTTTGTGCAGGGATTTGAACATTATTTAATGCTCTAAAAGTTCTTGATCCAGAACCATCATCACTAAAAGTTACTGCTGCTCCACCAGAACTTGTAGATACTTGAAAGTTGTTACCAGATACACCTATAACATAATATGTAGTGGTTGCATTTAAACCATTAGGTAAATCTCCACCAATTAATCTTATCTGATCTCCATTTGATAAAGTATGCCCTGCCGATGTTAATATATTAGTCGCATTTGTAGCGGTAAAATCTTGAGTATCTTGAGCTATTAGTTCGACGCCGAACATTTCCGCACCAGTACATATTTTAACTGTGTTAATACCTAAAGTTGCACCTATATCCATTTTTATATTAGCTCCTACATCTACATATCTAGAAGTAAGAGGTGTACCTAAACCCGGCGTATAAGGAGATTCAGCTATGAAACTTCCATAAGATCCACCATTTAAAGCAAATTTTACTCTGTAACTTGTTGAATTGGTTGTGAAAACATTAATACACATCTCATTAAAATAACCAACTACTTCATAAAATTCTCCATCATTGGAGTGTCCATTGTTGTTTATTCGATGCCCATGATCTCCATTGGCATAAATTGGTGGGGCCTGGGCACAGGCCATTCTACACCATTCTCTGCCGTCTATTGAATAAACTCCATATTTTGCACCATGTATTCCAGATTCAGATTCCAATTTTTGAAATGATTTAAACTTATGTCTCTGACTACCAAAATGAGCACCAATTCTAGGGTCTTTAATCGGCTTGCTTCCTTTTATGTCTGTGTAGTAGTAGCTAAAACCATCTGCTTGAGCAGTTCCGTATGCACCAGAATGAGATGTAGTTCCATCTAGAAGTTTTCCTGCAACAGCTGGTTGTAAAATTCCAGGCTGGATATGCGGTTTTACCCCAATCACATCTCCTAGTTTTGTAGCAGTAACTGCTCCTGCACCAAGTCCGGCTTCAACAACTGCTCCTGCACCTATTCCATCTGCAATGACAGCACCAGTTGCAATTTTAGCAGAGGTGACTGCATCAGTTGCAAGTTTTGCAGTAGTGATACCATCGGATGCACCAGTAGAATCTGCAATCTTTGCAGTAACAACTGCATTTGCTGCAATTGCATTTGCATCTACTGCATTATCTGCAAGTTCTGAAGCGGTGACTGAATTTGCAGCTAAATCTCCTGCGGTTATGTCATCTGAAAACGTTGTTGGTGGTCTACGTAATGCCATTTAATTTTTATCCTAAGTGTTCCAAGTTACTACTATTATTTATTACGATGGTTCTGAAGGCCATGTTATACTTGCATAAGTTTTTTTGTCTTTTTGATCTTTTGGCACATCTCTCAACTTTGTTCTGTATGTTGCCCACTCTGTTTTCTTTCCAGAGGCAAGTGGTGAATCTCCTCCTTGTGTCCAATCTGAATTTGTCAAAAGTCTGTCTCGTTCTGCTCTTATTTGTTTCCATTCTTCTGCGAGTAATCTTGCATCCTTTGCAGTATCATCTCCTACGAAATGAGTCTGAACATAAGTTGTTGCAACATCCTCTTCTGCAACATCATTTCCATCTTCATCTGTATATGCTGGTATTGTATGTGCTTCTACATCTACAATTTCCGAATCTTTTTTATCATCTGACCACTTGATGTTGTAGACTAAGACTTCGCCTGGCATACGTTCATTATTAATATAATCACTTAACTGCCTAAGTCTTACATTTACATCTTCATCTATACATTCAACTATTGTGTAACCAGTTTCACCAGATAAATCTACAACACCATCAGAATCAGTAACAGAATCAACCCAAGCCCAGTATTCAGATAAGTCCATACCTTTAGTGCTTCTCCTACATTCCCGCTCCGTTTCGTGGATTTGCTGTATTACGTTTGATTTGTGTGATATAAACATTTTTTTAATCCAATTTAGTGACAACTAACATATTTTCATCTGGCCCAAGACCATGTAGTTGAGCCCCTCCCGTTGTAGTTCTGCTTGTCAAATAATCCCCTCTTTTCAATACCACATTAATATTAATCTCATTGTGTGGAATTGAGCCGGTGGCGGAATTGTGGGAAAACCCAGCAATCGTATCATTAATATAAACGTATAGAACAAAATTGCCTGTAGCGTGCATATGGTTAAGATAATAGAGATTGTATGTACCATCTTCTAAAATCCAAATTTGATCATTACCTATAGCTATATTTTTTTGTCTTGCCCAAATATTCCGACCACTTGAAGATATTCCTCTAGTCATGTTCCATACATAATAAACATTTTGGGCAACATTACCACCATTTCTCCAAGCTTGCATCATAGTACTGGGGCCCATGTAACTTGTATCTCTTGTAACTTCATCCCATGTCTTACCATCAGCAGTAACCACCAGATTATTCTGTTCCATATTTCTGTCGCCACCTACTAGCTCATGTAGGAATTCCGATTCAAAAGTTTGATAATGTGAACTGGTGTGGATTGGGGAGGCTATTTCAAAAGATGCTATAAACATCTCAGCTGATGTCCATGTAGCCTTGAATCCATTTAATTGTAATGTTTGTCCTGTTGTGTTCACCCTAGATTCTCTGCTATTATTACGCACAGTATTTGAAATTGATGTTGAATTTATACTCTCTGTCCAAGTTGAACCCATTCTGCCAGTATATCCTGTCATAGATACATCTGTCCCAAAATAAGGGATTTCAAGATTTGCCGATCCGGCAGAAATTGCAGTACCCCGACCTCCTAACATGAATCCTTGAGGATAACCAGCATCAAAAGCAACATTTGCAGCCCATCCAGCATTAGATGTTATATTAGAAGTTTGATCATATTTTACATCTCTTGTCGCACTTAAATAACGAACACCTTTTGAAATATCTCCATGATTAAATGTTGCATCCGCAGGTTGAGCAACAAAATCTGCCATCAGCATATAGTCTGCAATGATACAAGCGTCCTCTGGAATAGGTGGCATCTTGGGTTGGTGGAAGGTAACATCAGAAAAACCACCATAACTTCCAGGCATAAAATCTGTTGCACAAGCAACTCCATCCACAGAGTGATCACCATTAGTTGAACCATCTCTGACTAATTTTACAATATGAGTTCCATATGGAAGATTTTGAGCAATCGTTTCAATTTTCCATGTGCCATTTGCTGTCTGATCTTTTAGTGATAT